GCAGCAGCGGCTTACGCAGCGAACATGCGATGGGGCAACCGCTTTGACCCGCTTGCTGTAAGAGAAGTTGAAGGTCACGCTCTCGAGCAACACATCGATTCCCTCACCCCTCACAAAGAGGATGAGGATTTCCCGTTCAACTCGGCTCATACCGCCGCTGTTTTGGATTACACCGAAGAAGGCTGGAGCATCAACAACGAACTGAGAGCACAAGCCGCAAATGACCCGTATGCCACTTCAGAGCACTCTAAAACCATCAGCGCAATGGATTCAGCCTTTGATAGCGCTGAACCATTAACCGACGCTGTAGTGCTCCACAGAGGCTTAGGCGTTAGCCCCAAAGACGCAACAGGACCAACAACAATTGCCTTCTTTGAAGGGCTAAAAGTCGGGCAATCCTTTTCGGACCCTGCTTTCATGTCAACCAGCACCCACGAAAAAATATCAACTGAGTATGCCGCCACCAGTAAAATACGATTCAAAATTGTTGTTCCAGCAGGGAAACAAGTTTTGCCAATAAACACGGTGCTGGGCAAGAAGAACCACTTCTTCGGTGAGCATGAAGTTCTTCTGCCAAGAGGGTCAAAGTTTAAGGTTGTTGAAATAATTAACGAAACATGGAGCGTCAACATGGGTGTTGGGCGTACAATAAAGGTGGTGATGGAATGAAAAAGAACAATTACGGATATTCGAGCCTTGCTGGTCTCAAGTTCATTGATGAAGATGGCAACGAGATGGACGCAGTCGATGCGATGCACCAAGATGACTCGAAGCCAACAGAAGAAACTGACTCGACCGACCTTTAGTACGGCTTGACCACGGTGATGTCGGTACGATGATTCAGTGGATGAATACCCAGACCTGAATGCCCGCCAACAGGCGATGTATCAGGCTTACGAGATAATCACCGAAGCCTTCGGCATGTTCGACAAATCCAGTGGTCCAGACGGTGCCCACTACATGTCCGAGAGTGACAATCCCTTTGCTGAAGAAGGGCTTATGTGCGCCAACTGCTCCTTCTATGAAGGCGGTCAAGCCTGTGAGATAGTCAAAGGCGAAATCGAACCGATGGCTCTCTGCAAACTCTGGGTTATCAAACACACCCTGATAGACGACACTGTCCAGAAGGCGACCTACAGCCCTCCAGAGGGCGTCAGAAACGCCGCAAAGCAAGCATTGAAGTGGATAGCCGACGGACAGGCTGGTGACGGTTTCACGGCTACTGGACGCTACAGAGCAGAGACTCTCGCCGCTGGCAAATCAGTCGGTCTCGACACAATCAAACGAATGAATTCATTCTTTGCCCGTCATGAAGTTGACAAGCAGGGCGAAGGTTGGAGCAGTGATTCTGACCAGTATCCATCAGCAGGTCGTGTTGCATGGGCAGCATGGGGCGGCGATGCTGGCTGGACTTGGGCTAAATCAGTGTTGAACTCAGACGATGTTGAAAAGGGCAGCCGTTCCGCAGCAGGTACTTACGCTGCAAACATTCGCTGGGGCGGCAGAGGTGCTGATGCGACTGCACCCGCCACTAATCCCACACCACCAACAACCATCAGCAAAGAGCAAGTCCCCGATTATGTCCAAGGGCTGCTAAAAGGCGATGGCACAGCAGATTTAAGCACCACAACTATCACAGGCACACCGTTCTTTGCACCGAACGCTGGCTCCCTGAGCCGCACGGACATGCCGCAAGTACCGACCAATCGCAAGGCTGAATTCATTGCCGATGTCCAGAAAAAAGGGTTAACAGTGTCCCACGAATCAGTTGACCCAGCCACTTTGAAACCAACCCAAAAAGACATCAACGGCAAATCGTCCGCCGAGATTATGCAGCGAGAAACAGCCCGAGGAGAGCAAGCATTCTCCGCAAATCCTGTCGGGTCCATCGTCGTATCATCAGATGGTTTCGTTATGGACGGTCACCACCGTTGGGCTGCCGCTTCACTCAGTTCGACTATGCGACCAACAACAATCTCCATCATTCGTATCGGTGCCCCCCAGAAAGAACTTTTGGGTGTCATGGACCAATGGGGCAAAGCCAACAACATCGCCCGCCGTGGCTTCGGAGACCACATCCCATCGGTATCGAAGATGCTGGCGTTCAACAAAGCGTGTGACCTAGCCTTAACTGCTCAGAAGGAATTACTCAATGACCCAAATCAATGACCTCATAGCGCAAGCCCAAGAGTGGATTGCTGGCGACCGTATCTGGGACGACATGGATGCGAACCTGCAATCAGTCATTGACGACCTCATCGCAGAAGAATCTGACGAAGGTGAATTGGTTGACGCTGAGGACGAACTGCTCGAGGAAGTGTTGACGAAGAGTGACCCTGATTCTTCTGATGTCCATGTTGATGGCGTCAATTGGAAAACATCTTCGAAGAAAAAGAAGAAGCCTGCCGCCGCCGATGCGATGGACTTAATCCAGAAAGCCAACGAAGAACAAAAGTTCACCCTCGGACCTTGGTACATCCCAAATCGGGAAGATGCCCACGGTGAATGGTCAGATGCTGACGAACTCCAGAAAGCCCTCTGGGATTATGTCCGCCTTGGCAACCGTGATATCCGCCTTCAGCACAACACAGACATCGTGGCAGGCGAATGGGTCGAAGCCATGTCTTTCCCTGTCCCTGTAACGCTCAACATGAAGAAGGCTGGCGGAGACAGCAAAGAAGTGACCTACCCGACAGGCACCGTTTTCCTCGGAGTCAAATGGAACGACTGGGCTTGGGAAATGGTGAAAGAAAACAAAATCACTGGATTCTCTATCGGCGGTTCCGCTGCCCGAGTCGAAATGGGTATCCCCGCTGACGAGATGGAAAGCCTCACCAAAAATCGGTTCACGACCGCAGCCGTTGCCGCTGAATACGCCAATGACATCAAGACATCACGCAATCAAGACCCAATCTCAAAGCAATCACCAGACGAAGATTCCCTCAAGACCGCTATCCGCAATCTCATCAACGGTGTCACGCCAGAAGCCGAAGTTGTACAAGAACCTGTACAAGTCGAGCCAGAGGTCAAGAAGTCAATCATCATCGGCAATGTCCGCTATGCGATTGTCCCTCTATCGAAATCCTTTGGCGACAAAGTGTTCAATGTCGCTGGTTTGTACGGCGAAGATGGCTCAGTATCGGTAGTCCGTACAGACGGCGAACGCTTTTGGGCTTCTGGTGCCAAGTATCTCGAGAATCTTCCGTTCCATGTGGCTCAGTATGCGTTTGCTGAAGTAGCCAAAGCCAAACAATCTTTTGGTGGTAATCGTTCCGCCGCTGGGCAATACGCTGCCGATGTTCGTTGGGGAAGAGTCGCTGGGGAGCAGAAAACAGTTTCTGAAATGGCTGGACGAGGAATCGCCGCAACTGGGACGGGTGGTATGCCTGCAGCAACAACCGAAGGCGGGATGGTCCAAGAAACCAGATTTGCTTCTCTACAGACCCATTGTGACTTCGATGCGATGGCTGCCGACATGAAAGCACAAGGTCTAAACCCGAGCGTCGACGAACCTGATTACTCGACTTTGCGGAAGCACATCACTCCAGAGCGGGCAGCCCTTCACGACAAAATCATTGATAGTCACTTCCAAAATGAAGATGGAACACCAAAAACACCACCTGCTGGTCAACCAGAATATGTGTTTATGGGCGGCGGTCCAGCATCTGGTAAATCATCCATGCTCGCAGAGGGTGCAGGACCAGAGTGGGCAGGAAACGGCACAAATCGTAGTGATTCCCGTGGAGGTCGTGGTACAGACAGACATTCAGTTGCTATCAACGCAGACGAAATCAAAGGTGACTTACCTCCCTACGGAGCGCTCGTTGGAGGTGCAGGTTCCAAAGGCGGCGTAGGTGTTGCTCGCAGAGTCGGTCAAATGACAGCGGCTTCAACTGTCCACGAAGAATCGTCAATTCTTGGTAAGGCTGTAAACGCAAGGGCTGTTCAAGGCGGATTCAATGTGATTCTTGACGGCACTGGCGATAACAGCGCTAAAAGCATGACAGGAAAAATCGACCAGATTCGTAACGCTCGAGGTCCTGAAGGCGCTGCTCTTAATTACAGAGTTACAGGGATTTATGCGACTGTCCCAACAGCAATGGCTGTTCAGCGAGCAAGAGACCGTGGACGCCCAGTCGGTCAGAAATACTACAAAGATGGCGACAAACCAGATAATCCAACAGGCTCTGGTCAAGGTCGATATGTCAACGATTCAATCGTTGTAGGAACCCATCGTGGTGTGTCAACGGTGTTCCCTGTTGTGGCTGGACAGTTCGACAGCGTCAAACTTCTTGACACCTCGGGTAATCCACCCCGCTTGATTTTGTCTGGCACAAAGGGTAAGGGTATTGTTGTAAATGATGAAAAGGCATATGCCGATTTTGTGGCTAAAGGATAAATAATGACTGTTGATGAATTGATTGCATTCTGGAAAAGCGTTGATGTTGATGGACGCCGTATCGAACAACTCTACGCAATGATATTGAATGGGGTACAAAAGGAAAAGGCTTTCTTACAGAACGAAGATGAATCAAAGGCGTGGGATGTTATCTCAGATGATGTCAACCAAAACCCACCGCCTGAAGGTTCAATCATCGAAATACCTTCCTTCAACTAACCAATCACAAACAGGAACAACCATGGAATCATCTATCCCAAAAACAGACATCGGCGTTCTCTATGCGTTGCACCATACTGCTCTGGAAATCGTTTCAGACCAAGAATGGCTTGGGGTTATCGGTGAGGTTCGTAAAGCAGGCGGCATCCGCAATGTCGAAGGATACGCACGATTCGTTCTTGAGCAGGCAACACAGCAAATCGTTCTTGAGAAGGCAGCACAGAACTTCGGCGGCAATCGTTCAGCAGCAGGTTCCTACGCAGCACACATGCGCTGGCGTGGTTCAAACAGCGGCGGGATAGAAGCAGCACAAACCCAAGCCCGTCAAGCAGCAGAAGCCCGCTGGGGTGGCGCAAAAGACAAAGCAAAAGTATCTGACGGTGCTGTAGCAACATCTAACCCTGCAGGCGCAGGCGAAGCCATGAACATGGAAAAAATCGGTGAGGCTTCCACCGCTGCAATCGCTTCGGTCGGTGCAGATTCACCTGCAGGAAAAGCAATCACTGGTGCCAACAAAGACCTTGCAGCCTCCCGCAAAGCCGATGTCAACGGCAACTCTTTCGATGCTTGGAACTCAGCAGCATCCGCCGAATTTGCAGTCAGACCACACGCTCAAGCCCGAGGCGCTAAAGCCGCCGTCAAAAGACTTCATGGCATGCTCGAACGATTGGTCCTTGATATGACTGATGCGTTCTACGCCGAGAGAGCAGCATGAACCCAGCAGACGAAATAGTTCTGAAAGCACTCGAGCCTTTTATGACCGATGACGCTTATGCGTATGTCGTTGAAAAGACAAATGAAGCAGGTGGCATCAGAGAACTGACTGACCCGACAGCAACAAGACAACTTGATATCGCAAAACGAGCCTTCGGCGGTGACCGTTCAGCAGCGGCGTCTTATGCGGCAAATGCCCGTTGGAAAGGCAAAAAAGAAGAATTTATGACCGCCGACATAAAGGGCAATAAACAACGGACAGCCCAAATGGGTGGCGTCGATACTCAATTTAATGTGAAGCCAATCAAAATCACCGATATCAAAACTGGTGACATTGTTTCGTTGGCATCAACCAAAACCCCTCAAAAAGTTACGGCGATTTCAATCAAAGACGGAAAAGCCGCTATTGCCACTCGAGATTTAACTTCAAACAACCGTTACAACAGCATTGTCCCAGCGTCGGGAGAAGGTCGTATGTGGACCCCAATCTCTCAAGAAGAAGTCGCCAAACGAGCCTTCGGTGGTGACCGTTCCGCAGCCGCCGCTTACGCAGCCAACGCCCGTTGGGGAGGCGCTTCAATAGGTTCAAAAGGTCAAGCAATCGGTGTGACAGTCAATGGCTCACACACACCAGTAAATTTCTCAGTCACAGAAATAGCAGCAGCCGATGTAAAGTTTGGTGACACAATCCTGAACGCACACGGGCAACCTGCTTGGGTGACGGGTTCCATGATTCACCAGAGTCCTTCTGGATACGACCACATCATTTCGTCAACCCCAGTGGCATACACAACAGGTCGCAGCGGTCAATTGCAGCATTCACTACCACCAAACTTTCATGCGTCGAGCAACCCGTCAGACAATCTGGTTGTACCCGCTGGAACGCTCGGTCCTAAAGTGAAAGTGCTATCGGCGGTTGGGTTGGGAAAAACAACAGGCTCAACTAGCGGACGGATAGACGCCAGTCGCAAAATTGACCCAACAAAAATCACAGCAGCGGATACTGCTTTCATCAACGCTGGGGCATCGGGACCAGAACGAGTTCGTCGTCGCACAACCGTAATTGATAATTACGCTTCTCAGGGTAAAGATGTTTCCATCCCTGCAACCAGAGGCTCAAGGGGCGGAGCGCAATGGCTGGGGACATCTGGTCAGTAGTGTTGGATGCGATGCACCACGAAATCACTACAGCCAGCGAACCACCCGAAATCGTTTTGGCGTGGATAGCCCAACTTCTCAATCCTGACTTTATTGCCTTGCTCAAGGTTTGTCCCTTCGACAAGGTCGACATTCGGCTGGCAGCCTCTAAAGGGCGTGTTTCGAAGGCTCCAATGATTGTTTTCAATGGCGGTCCTCAAGAGTTCCAAAACCTCTAGTGTGAAATCCGTCACACCTGCAATATAAGGGTTTCCCGAGGTCGAACTCCGCAAATCCTTATGTTTTAAGGCTTTTGACAGCAATCACAAATTTGACATGTGGTAAACTAAGTTTGCAATCGAATGAAAGGACTCGTGATGCACAAATACAAATGTCCTAAATGTGGGCAGCAGTTCTCGACGGAACTAAAACTCAAGGAAGCGCCCATCTGTGCTCGTCAGGATAGGAAGGTCACTCATCCCGTCAAGATGGTGCCGCTCCTGATTCCGCAGAAGGCTTGACATGGCATCTCAAAGAAAGTGGCAAACGGGGTTCAACGGAAAGCGTCAGGGATTCCTCCCGACGAATGTTGAAGGCTTGACACACCATTCCATATCGGATAATCTGAAGGTGAAGGAGGTCCTCATGACCAACAAACTGACCACAGAAATTCTCCTCCACCGCTTGGAGGCTCTCAAAGAATCGGTTGCTCACCTCGCCAAAATCGCAGCAAAGGTTGAAGCACCAGCGCCAGAAATCGTAATCGTCGACCGATACGAAAAGCCTCACCACGACGATGAGACTGGTGCCGACATCATCGAGACATGGCTCAAGATTGAGATTCTCAACGCTTACCCAGTCCTTGAAGGCGACTGGAAATTCGTTGCCGCAATCGACCACATCGCTGAAGGCGTAAACATCACTCGTATCGCTCCCGACTTCAGGGACCAAGACTTCAGCCATCTCCAGCAAGCCGACTCGAAATGCGACCACTGCAAAGTCAACCGCAACCGTAACCACACCTTCCTCTTCCAAGATTCCGAAGGCAAGATGATGCAAGTCGGTTCGACCTGCATGACTGACTTCTTGGGTCACCAACTCAAGTTCCAGTGGCTCGAATGGATTGACGAGTTCTCCGATGACCAGAGCATCTTCGGTCGGAGCAGCGGTGGCGGCTTACGCTTCAGTGTTCTTGACCTTCTGGTTGCAGCCCACCGACTCATCTCGGTTCACGGCTTCCACAAAGCAGATTCAGAATCCCCAACAAAGAACATGCTCAACAATCTCCTGATGCGCCCTCGGTTCTTCACAGAGATTCCAAACATCACTGAAGAAGGCATGGCAGAAATCAAAGCAGCCGTTGAGTGGATTAAAAGCGAGGACTACTCCAGCGAGTACATCAGCAATCTCAAGGTAGTGATAGAGCACGACAGGAGCGACAGCCGCTACCACGGTCTCATCGCCTCTCTGATTCCCGCCTACCGTCGTCACTTGGGCTTGATAGTCGAACGGGCAGCCCGTGAAGTTGAAGTCAAAGTTCCAGTGATTACAGGCGAAAAGGTCCAAATCACAGGCGTGGTGGTCAGTGTCGCTTTGAAGGAAACAGAGTGGGGTTACCGTGAGGTGATGACAGTCAGGGATGACCGTGGCTTCAAGGTCTGGGGAACTCGCCCAGCGAAAATCAGCGATTGCTCAATCGGTGACAAAGTGACATTCATTGCAAACATCGAGGCTTCGACTGAAGATGAGTGCTTCGGTTTCTACAAGCGCCCATCGAAAGTGACAATCGAGTACATCGACAACCCAGTTCACTAAACACCACTGAAGTTGCCAGTTGTATGCGATGACATACAATTCAAAGAACCGAGACCCGAGGGTCGTCAGCCAAAAGGCTTACGATGTTCGGGTTTTTCTTTGAGGAAATATGACAGCAAAGATACCTAAAAAGATGGTGGCACTTAAAGTGCTAGAAACCAGCGGTGTTGACCACCCTGCCCATCTTGAAGAAGGTTGGATAGTCATGAAGAATGCAACCCCCATGGAGGATTCAATGGCAAATGCAGAAGATGAAGTCGTTGTAGACATCAATGAGCAGTACATCGACCGTGTGGTCGAACTGGAAGCAGAGTTAACAAAGGCTCGTGAAGTAATCGCTGAACTTAAAAAAGCAGCCGATGCGATTGAACCTGAAGAAGATGATGCACCTGTTGACGAAGAAGAGGCACTTATTAAGTCCCTTCCAGAGCCAGTTCGGGAAATGCTTGCTAAAGCAGCAGCCGATACTGAAGCAGCCCGTGCAGAACTCCGCAAGGAAAAAGAAATTCAGCGTGACCGTGAATTCGTTGCCAAGGCAGCAACATGGTCAAACCTTTCACTGGAAGCCGATGATTTCGGTGTCGCACTCCGCAAGGTTGCAGACATCAACTCGGACCTTGCAGTAACAATCGAGAAGGCTTTTGATGCAGTTAATGCACAGCAAGAAGCAGCAGCCATCTTCTCGGAACTCGGTGGAAATAACCGTTCTTCGTCAAGCGATGCGTTCGGCAAGGTTTCAAGCCTTGCCAAAGCAGCAGTTGACGCAGGCGAATTTAAGACCGTCGAACAAGCAATCAGCGGTCTGGTTGCCAAAAACCCAGACCTTTACACCCAATACCTCTCAGAGAAGTAAGGAAGGAAAATCCCATGGCATACGAGTTTTCAAATTACAGCGTCAAGGTTTCCCTTGTTGCTGGTGGAGACCTCTCATCATCGCAGTTCAGGTTCGTTAAGTTGAACTCGAGTGGACAAGTCATTGCAGTTGCTGCAGCGACCGACCGTCCAATCGGTGTTCTTCAGAACAGTCCTGCATCTGGCGGAGTGGCAGAAGTGCTGATTTCTGGCGGTACCAAGTTGGTACTCGGCGGAACAGTTACTGAAGGACAAATCGTCAGCCCAAGTGCAACTGGTACAGCAGTAACAATTACTGTCGGTACCGACACCACAAAATACATCTGCGGAAGCGCTCTCACAGAGGGTGTATCTGGAGAAATCATTACAGCCGTTATCGCTTGCCAGTCCGCTGGACGAGCAGCCTAAGTAGAAGGAACAACCTCAAATGGCACAGCCAACACAGACATCAGTACACATTGATGCGATTCTGACAAACATCAGCGTTGCATACATGCAGCAGGCAGGAAACTTCGTTGCTACGAAAGTTTTCCCTCTTGTACCAGTCGAAAAGCAAAGCAACAAGTTCTTCAAATACACGAAGAACGATTGGTTCCGTGACGAAGCACAAGTTCGTGCCGATGCGACTGAATCAGCAGGTGGCGGATACAACCTTTCAACCGATTCCTACGCTGCACAAGTTTGGGCATTCCACAAGGATGTGGGCGACCAGACCCGTGCAAACGCAGACACCCCAATCAACCTTGACCGTGAAGCAGCAGAGTTCGTAACGAGCCGCATCCTTCTCCGTCAGGAAATGGATTGGCAAGACACCTTCTTCAAGGCAGGCGTTTGGGGCACCGATTACACAGGTGTTTCAGGTTCTCCTTCAACTGGGGAATTCAAGCAGTGGAGCGACTATGCGAACAGCGACCCGCTCGAGGATGTCGAAGCCGCTAAGGAAAAGATTCTTTCCACAACTGGTTTCATGCCAAACACACTTGTTCTTGGATATCAGGCTTTCCGTAAGTTGAAGAACCACCCAGACCTCGTCGACCGCATCAAGTACACCACTTCGAATGTAATCACCGAGGACATGATGGCTCGTATGTTCGAAGTTGACCGTGTTCTTGTAACAAAGTCAGTTAAGGCAACAAACAACGAAGGCGCTTCAGAGGCTTACGCATTTGTACACGGTAAGGCAGCGATGCTTTGCTACAGCGCTCCAAACGCAGGTCTCCTTCAGCCATCGGCTGGATACACCTTCGGTTGGACTGGTGTTTCGGGTGGTATCGGCGCAACCGTTGGTACATCACGATTCCGTATGGATTCATTGAAGTCAGAGCGAATCGAAGCAGAAGCAGCATGGGACCACAAAGTCATCGCTGCCGACCTTGGTTCATTCTTCGCCTCAGTCGTCGCCTAGTAACTAGGTAGCACCAGTGCCACAAATGTACGAAGTGCTCAGAGTGATTGCTGGCATAGATGGTAAAAACATTTATGCTGGCACAATCATCGATGCGTCCGAGTGGCGTAACACGAAAGCGTTAATCAATGCTGGAAAGTTGCGTCGCTTGGACGATGATGAAGTAGCACCTGTTGCTCAAACAAGCCCTAAACCTAAGACGGCTTCAAAGTCTAAGTTCCAACCTACGGAAGAAGTGACCGAAAATGTCAATCAGTAATTACGCAGAACTCAAGTTGCTCGACACCCTCGGCAACACTTCATTTGCTGTCACCAATGCTTATATCAAGTTGCATCTTGGTGATGCAGGTGAAGATGGAACAGCATCCCCAGCCACTGAAGCAACCCGCAAATTGGTTACTTGGTCTGCAGCATCTGCAGGTTCCAAGGCTTCAAGCGCAACTCTTTCTTGGACGAATGTGTCCACAACAGAGACCTACACCCATTGGTCAATGTGGGATGCGTCTACTGGTGGTAACTGCTTATGGACAGGCGCTTTGTCTGCTTCTGCTGCTGTTACTGCTGGCGACACTTTCGAGATTACAGCACTGACACTGTCACTCGACTAGAAAGGTAGGTCGTCATGGCGACTAATTTCCCTACCTCTATAGACGCTCTAACTAATCCGACTTCGGGCGACACGCTTGCTAGTCCTGACCACGCTGGTCAACATGCTAATGCGAATGACGCTATTGAAGCGCTTCAAGCAAAAGTTGGTGTCAACTCTTCTGCTGTAACAACAAGCCTTGATTACTTGATGACTGCTGCAATGCAAAAAGCCAATAATATGATGACTTATTCAATAATGAACATGGAGTTCTGATGGCTAGTGGTGATGTATTTCCAAAAATGTTGACTGTCCCCACGCAATTGGGTACTTCAACGACGACTTTGTTTACGGTGCCTTCGTCGCATCAGTACACAATTAAGCAGATTGTGATTTGCAATACTGACGGCGTAGACCGTCTTGTAACACTGTCTCGAGGAACGGCAGCACAAGCGGCTAACTGCTTCACATATAATTTGCCTATTGCTGGTTACGACACGGTTGTGTTGGATACTGGTTTGGTGTTGGAGGCGGCTGAGACTGTGCAGGGTTTGTCTGATACGGCTTCTAAAGTAACGGTGACTATCACGGGTTGGGACCGTACTATCTGATGGCTATTTCTTCTGTGCTTGGTTCGTCTGCGTTGTTGCCTGCTGGCTTGGGGTTCCGCAATGTGCTGATTAACGGCGGTATGGATGTTTGGCAACGAGGTTCATCTGGAGTTGCGATATCAAACGGTGTAATAGCGACTGCTTTCTTGGCTGACCGTTGGTGTTCTTATCGCCCAGCATCTGGTTCAACACAATCAAGAGTTACGGCTGGTCTTGATGGTTTCCAATATGCGTTAAGGATGCAAAGAGATTCTGGCAATACCAGTGTTGCTGCTTTATATATGAACCAGTCTATTGAAACTAATACAATGATGAAGTTGGCAAACAAACAAGTTACTTTGTCTTTTTATGCTAGGGCTGGTGCAAACTATTCTGCTTCTGGTTCTTTATTTGGTGCAAGAGTTGTTGCTGGTACTGGAACCGATATCAACATTATTTATACAGGAGTTACGGGTGGTAGTGAACCAGTATCTACTACTCCTGTTTTGACT